TCGGTAGACGTCGGTCAACGCGAGCTCGGAGGGGGTCGCATGCGCCTTGAAGATGTTTTGGATCTTCTCGTAGTCGCGGAGATGGGCCTTGCGTGGGCCAGCTCGGAACGCCGCGAAGGCGTCATCGGTGACGAGCGGGGCTTGGCGGATCTCGGTGTAGAAACGACCGGTGTAGCGGTCGAGCGCAGCAACGGTGCCACGCGGCAGAGTCTTCAGTTTCGCGTTGGCCTCACGGTCCATCGCGGCGAGGTCGATGCCGTGCGGGGCTTCGATGTCGGCGGGGAGCGGGGCGAACGGGAGGGATTCTAGCTTTTGGGCTTCGCGGACGATCTCGGGAACATGGACCGTCTCTTCGACGGGCTCCTCGATGACGGGCCGCTGCCACACACCAGACTTCTGCGCATCAGCACGCAGGATTTCAACCCAACACATGCAGCTCGGGTGCGCCTGTCCGGGCTCCGCGCCATTCGAGAACGACGAATCGAGCGGCACGCGCTCGCCGTCCATCTCAGCACAGAGCGGGCAAGAGTCGTGCTGTGCGTTCCACTCTTTCTCGAGTGCGACGCCGGTCTCTTGCTGGATGACCTCGGCGGCTCGGATACGCTCCCGGGAGACGGCGTTGAACGCCTCCGTGGTGGCGATCATCTTTAGGCGCCATTCGGTCGCGTCGACCGCGGCCCGAAGTGCGCCATCCGTGCCCTCGGCCGCTAACTTCTCGCGCTCGGCCTCGACGATGTGTGCGTGGCGCGTCGCGATTGTCCGGGCGCGGAACGTATCCCGGAGCGTCTCGGCTGCGCTCGCGTCGACCTCGATGCCGAGGCTCTCCGCCAAACCATCTCGAGCGAGGCCGCGCGCTGCGGTCTGGATGCTCAGGATGGTGTGAGCAAGTGTCTTCCCGATCGAACTGGAGCTATGCGCTCGGCGGGCCTGCTGGACGAGCAGCGCCGTTGCCGTTGCCCGGAGCGCCAGGAGCCGCCTTCGGTCGGGCTCGCTTTCCTTGCGTCGCGGGATCATCTAAGCCGGCCGCCGAGTGAAGCGCCTGTTGCACGCGGACCGCTTGCTCGAGCTCCTGGTCCTGCGCTGACCCGTCGGGCGTGTTGGCCTCGATCTCTTTGCGGATCTGGATCTTCTTCGTCTCGTCGAGGTCCGGGAGGATCCCCTCGGCGAGTTGAGTCGTCAGTTCGACGTTGAACGTCTTGCTCGGGATGCCGCCGATCTTGTCGAGCGACTCGAGCGTATTCATCAGGCCGCCGATGTCGGCGTTCGAGAAGTTCCCGAGGCCGTCGACCGACCATTCGTACTTGTCGCCGCGGACCGCACTCACGAGGTCGAACACGCGCTCCATCACCTCGACGACGAGCTCGCCGTAGGCTTCGAGGATGACGCGGGTGGACTCGGAGTCGCTGGCCTTGCTCTCGGCGCTGCGACCGATGGCGGCCGCGTTGTTCTCTACGCCCAGAGCCATCTGGTGCGCGAGGCGGAAGATCTCGTCCTTCTGGGCTTTGATCTCCTCGTCCATCGCACCAAAGTGCGCAGCGGGCGGGGCAATCCAGGAGGCTTTCTCCTCCTTGCCCATGACGATGCCCTTCGCGGGCCCCGCCATCATCTTGCCGAAGGCGTCAGCGTCCTCGACCTGGTAGAGCATCATCGCGTAGCAGCTCGTGGATAGGCTCCACGTCTGCGCGTTCGATGCCCGGAAGTGCGCCAGCTGCGGCGTCTTCAACCGGTTCGCGGCCCAGAGTCCGACAGGGACCTCGAGGCAGAACACGGGAACGATGCCGAAACGGTGGCTGTAGCTCTCGGCGGGGTCGACCGCGAGCACCGACTCTTTCGCCGGGCGCTTGTCGGCCTCATAGGCGACGCGGTAGACGTCGACGCGATCCGGAAGGTAGTGCTTCCAGCGCTCGACGACCTGGTTGCGTCCGGCGTTCAGGCCTTGCCGCTTGCGTTCGATGCTGTGGACGAGGACCCATTCGAGGCGTCCGTCGTCGTCGCATTCCCAGTCGTAGACCTCGCCGAGCGGGATGGAACAGAGCTCGCAATCGCCGAGCCCGCGCTTCTCGAATTCCTTCTTGTTCCCCGGCTCCGGACCGCCATCGTCCTCGGGCTCAATGGCGAACCACGAGCACCGATGGACCATCGCCTCGGTCAGCCGCTCCTTGAAGAACAGCTCGAGGTCTTGGCCGTTGCCGTCGCAGTCCTCGCGGAACTTCGCGTAGTACTCGTCCGGGTCGAGCGCGGGGTCGCCGCCATCGGCCTTGCGCGGCACGATGTTCGGCTTTCCTGCGAACAGGAGCGCCGCGAAGTAGTCGATGACCGCGCCGAGGTAATTCCGGTAGTGCGCCAGCTGCTTGCGCAGGCCGTAGCGCTCATCCGGCTCACGCTCCCACTTCGGGAGGAAGTGGCCGAGGCGTTGCTCGAAGAGTTCGTCGCCGCGATAGAGTGCCTCGAGATCGAGCGTGCGCTCGGGTTTCACCCCGGGGTTGCGCTGGTCGAGGTCGGCGATGGTGGGCATTAGACGGTCGCGTATGAGCGGACGGAGCCGCCTACGTGAACCGCAAGCGCGAGCGCCCAGGCCCGATCGGCGTGCCCCTGGTCCGTGTGTGGCGCGTCGTACCGCACGTTGCCGGCGGTGGTGATGATGCGGCGGATCGAAGCGATGTCGGAGCGGAGTGCCGGCACGTCTTCGGCCTTGCAACCCGTCTCGGCGAACTTCGTCTTCGGCAGCTTGAGTTTTCGTTCGGCGAACGCCGTGTAGAGCGTGGTCGCCATGTCTTCTTTGGTCTGCTGCGAGAAGACGACGGGCTCGACTTTCGAGACGCCGTGCTTCTTCTGCATCTGCTCGGCCGGGAAGACACCGAGGCCGCTCGCGTCGACCGCGAGCTTGCGCAGGCCGAACCGCGAGAATGCTCGAGCGACCATGGCCGCGAGCCCCTCGGAGTCCGTGCGTTTGCAGCTCTCGACGTAGACGACGAACATGACGCCGAGGACTCGCTTCAGCACGACGAGGACCGTAAGGTCGACCGTCTTGCCGATGTCGAGGCCAGCGAAGTAGATGCCGTCGCCCTTGGCGTCGAAGTCTGATTCAGAGGCGGCCTCTATGAGCTCGCCCGGGATGTACTGGAGTTCCCCATCGAGGAACTTTCCCTCGAACATCTGCGAATATAGGCGAGTGTCGCCCTTCGCCATCTTCCAGCAGCGGTCGATGTCGACGCGCATCCCCTCGTCGAGGGCACGCTGGAGCGGTATCTCGTGCTTCGACCAGCCGGCGTTCTTGACCGGGTTCGACCAGAGTTGCTCGAAGTCGTTGCCGATGCCGTTCGGGGTACTGGCGACGCGGGCCCGAAAGCCGTGCATCGTCACCGCGAGGGCGGCGTCCCACACCGCGGCGGCGTGTTGCTGGTAGGCGTATTCGTCGAGGAAGACGTTGCCGGTGAAGCTTCGTCCGCCGCTCGACGGGAGCGCCATGATGCGACCGCCGCTCTTGAAGTCGAGCTCGCTTGCGTTGTCCTTACCGCGGCGCCCAGCCATCTGAGACCCGAGCGCGCAGAGCACGTCTCGGTGCCCCTTGGCCTTCTCGAGCACCTCGGCGGATTCACGGTCGCCGACGCTGATGATGGTCGTCAGCTCGCCGTGGAACGCTCCGTAGAGCACGCCCCACGCGGCTGTCGTGTGACTCATCCCGATCTGGCGGGACTTGTTACAGACCGCGTAGTCGGAAAGGTCGAGGAGCCAGTCGAGCTGAAACGGGTAGAACGTCGAGAGCCACGCCTCGAGGGCGAGGTACTCACGCTCCGGGAGTGCTGCTTGATACTGCTCCAGAGTCGGGTAGTGCCGGCTCGGGATCTCGCTTGGCGGCATGCTTGCCGAATCGCTCTTGGACGAGGCGCGCGGCCGCGGCGGGGGATACTTCGTGGCTGGCTACGGTGGCGTCGAGCTGCGTCTTTACCGGCGCATCCAACCCCAGCAACGCCGCCCGCCGCTTCTCGAGCTTGTCGAGCCGGTCCATCGCCTCGAGGTCGCCCGCGTCCACCTTCGGCATCAGCACGAGCATCGCTCGGTCGATCCGGTCGAGCGACACTCGCCGCTCTTCCTCGACGGTCGAGTTCGCCTCGGATCGCGTCCGGTCGAGCACCGCCCGGAAGTCCCCGTGCGCCGTCGATTCGCGGATACCGAGCTTCCTCCCGATCTCTCGGAAGGAATTGCCATCCACGTGCAGCTTGACCACTTGAGCGCGCCGAGCCTCTAGCTCAGCCTCGTCAATGTGGAATCGCCCGTGATCGTCGCGTTCTCGTTCGGTGGTCACAAGCGTTCGGTGGTCTGCCGAGCCTCTTCGCGTTCCCGTTTGGCCATCTGCCGCGCTATCGCGATCTCGGCCGGGGTGGCCTTGAGCGACTTGCGGCGCCGTGACCGGCCGGGACGAAGGGGGACGGCGTCGATGGTGACGCGGCGCATGCTCTTTGGGCTCTGACGCTCGGGCGCGACGAACCCTTTATTATATTCGCGCTCGGCTGTGGCCCTAGATGGCCCTTGGTGGCTCTGAGTGGCCCCTGGTGTCCCGTAGAATACGGGCCGTATAGACCCGCTCATAGATGGCCGGGAACTTCTCTCGGAGCCTGTCATCAGCCACGACCCAGTCGGCTCCCACCTTCTCCGCGATGCCTGCCCGGATGAGGAACCGACGCATCTTGCGGACCGTCCACCCCGACGGATCCGCCACCTGTCGCATCGTCAGATACGGGTCGATCATTGGGCGATTCCTAGGAGCCGGTTGGCTGTCACGAGCAAGTCGCGCGCTTCAGCGTCAGCTCCCCGCATGAGCGCTCGCCACCGGATGTTTGGGGTATTGGTGTCGGTCTCCTGGTTGCGTACCGAGGCAAGGCGCTCGATCGGGCTGAGCAGGAACCCGGATCCGTTGCGGCCGTTCTGGGCAGCCTCTCCGGCTTCTTGAGCAAGGCGCTTCCCGTCGTTCGTGAGCGGCCAGATCGCGAAAAGACGACCCCACTTTGTTGCCGCCCATCGAGCGCCCTCCTGACCGTGGTAGGCGCCCAGCGCGTCGGCGGCCCGC